TTCCGATCTGGAGGGGATATTAAAATTACCTAAAGCCCTACTGATACCAGCAAAGGCACCAATACTACCAGATATTATTGCTGCGATTACTTGAGGTTCCATACTTTTATTATAATAGTAGGCACAGTTTAAAATAGATATTAATAAAGATAAATTATGTCCACCGCTTACGAACCGAACATAGAAGGAGCTATTGCAGTCTTAAGAGATTTGATGATAGCTAATAATTTTACGATGACTCGTCAACCATATGAACCTAATTATAGGGGATTGGTAGATGCAGTAATAGATGTAAAAGAAGGATTTCCAAATTTTGCTCCATTACAAGTAGGCTTTGATGCTACAGCATTTGAAAATGTTAGTGAAGGGGATGCATTATATATGAGAACTTCTGATGGACAAGTTGGAAAAGCAAGTGCTGCTGATGGGACGGTAGAAAATGCAACTGTTGTAGGGTTTGCTAATGCTGCTGCAACAGCTAATTCTACAGTAAAAGTTATAGTTGTTGGTATAAAAACTATGAGTGGTTTAGATGCTGGTGATTTATATTTTCTATCTCCTAGTACAGCTGGGGGAATCACTTTAACAGCTCCATCAAGTGCTGGACAAGCTGTAGTTAGGCTAGGTGAGGCTGCTACCACTACCTCTCTCGCAATACAAATTGAGCCTCCTATTAAATTAAGTTAATGGCAATTGTAAAAAATTATGAGCCTTATGAACCAAATGCACAAGGACTCACAGAAGCACTATTAGATTTTAAATCAACTTTTGCAGGCACTCCTGTTTCTAAAGTAACTGGATATGTTGCTACAACATTTGAAAATGTAACTCAAGGAGATGCAGTTTACGCTAGGGCATCTGATGGATTTATTGGTAAAGCAATAGGCAATGATAGTTTTGACAAAGCTAAAGTTGCTGGATTTGCAGAAACAACAGAAACATCTGGTTCACAAGTTCGAGTTTTAGTGAGAGGGATTATTGCAACATCTGGTTTAAATTTTGGAAATGAGTATTTTTTATCTGCAAGCTCTGCAGGTTCTATAACAGAAACTCCTCCTACAGGAGCAGGTAATTATTTAACTAGAGTTGGAGAAGCCGGTTCTACTGGTCAATTTATCATAAAAATAGAAACACCAATTCTTTTAAGCTGACAGTTTACTAGACGTAAAATAAATATAACTAGCAATTCAATAATTTTTGAATTGTATCGGAATAAAAAATGGCAACAAGAAAGGCACTTGTTTTAGTTTCAGGTCTATTTCAGGAGTTAAATTCTTCTTCTGATAAATTAGATTTTGCTGGAAATAGCACAACCGATTTAAGTGAAGGTTCAAATCAATATTTCACGACATCTAGAGCTAGAGGATCAGTATCTGTAACTGATAGTGGTGGGGATGGATCTTTAGCATACAACAGTACTTCTGGAGTAATTACATATACAGGTCCTTCAGCTTCTGAAGCTAGGGCACATTTTAGTATTGCTTCTGGATCTGGATTGACTTACAACTCAAGTTCTGGAGAGTTTGGAACTTCTGCGATACCAAATAGTCAACTTGCTAATGATGACATAACAATAGGAAGCACTGCAGTTGCACTCGGAGCTACGCAAGGAACTTTTACAGGTTTAACTTCTCTAGCCTCCACAACTTTAATATCTGGGGTAGCTGATGCAGCGAACTCTATTAAATTAGCAAGTGGAAATATAACCTTTGAAGGATCAACAGCAGATGCAAATGAAACAATACTCACAGCAGCTGATGCAACAGGGGGAGATAAAACTTTAACTTTACCAAACGAAACTGGAACAATATTATCTACAGCATCTTCAATTGCTAATAGTAATTTAGCTAACTCTGCTGTCACCATTGGATCAACTTCTATCAGTCTTGGAGGTACAGTAACTACTTTTGCTGGTTTAGCCTCTTTAACTTCTACAACTCTAATTGGAACTACATTAATATCTGGATCAGCTGATGCAGCAAATTCAATAACAATTGCAAGTGGAAATATAGTTTTCGAAGGATCTAGTGCAAATGATTTTGAAACAACCCTTACCGTTACCAATCCAACAGCTGATAGAACAATTACATTTCCAGATGCAGCTGGCACCGTAGTTTTATTAGGCTCCTTAAGTGTAGCTGCTGGATCAGGATTAACTTATAACAGTGGAACTGGACAATTTGGAACTAGCTCCATACCAAATGCTCAATTAGCAAACAGCACCGTGACGGTTGGAAGCACAGCTGTAGCTTTAGGAGCAAGTGCCACAACATTTACTGGATTAGCTTCAATAACTTCAACAGCTGTAGTAACAAATGACAGCGGATTTAGAGTTAGAAATAATAGTGATAATACAAAAATACTTGCTTTAGATTGTTCTTCTATATCAGGAAGCACAACAAGGACATTAGTAGTTCCTGATTCAAATGGAACAATAGCAACTCAGGCTTATGTTCAAGCTCAGATTACCGCTGAAGATCTTGACATAACCACAGATTCTGGAACGATTGCTATTGATTTAGATTCTGAAACTCTACAGCTATCAGGAGGTACTGGTATTGATACAAGTGCTTCTGGTAACACAGTTACAGTGGCTGTAGATTCGACTATAGCTACTGAAAGTTTTGCTACCGCAATAGCAGTGGCGTTAGGATAGTATTATGGCAACCCAAGTTCAATTTAGAAGAGGAACAACAGCTGAGCACTCAGGATTTAAAGGTGCTGATGGTGAAGTAACTGTAGATACTTCTTTAAAAACTGTTGTTATTCATGATGCAATAACAAATGGTGGTTTTCCTGTTTTAAGACAAGATGGTTCAAATTCACAATTTGAAAGAGGATCAACAACAAACTGTGCATTAAAATTTGCAGGAGATCCAAATACTGGTTTAATATCACCAGCTTCTGATGAAATTGCTTTAGTAACTGGTGGGTCTAGCCGTCTTACAATAGATGCTAATGGAGCTGCTACCTTTACAGGTAATGTCCAAGTTAATGGAACTTTATCAGTAACAGGTAACTTCGATTCCGGGGAAAACTTAGCATTAATTATTGCTTTAGGATAATATGGCAAACACCTTCAAAGTCGATACAAAATCAAGTTGTGTGACAGATGCACACACTAGTACAAATGCAAATGTACTATCAGCTGGCGGTTCTGCTACATTAGTTCTTTTAAGTATTTTAGTTTCTAATAAGACAGGAGCTAGTGCTGATGTAGATGTTTTCTTGGTAACTAATACAGGAGATGATGTTTTTCTTTTAAGAAATGCACCAATACCAGCTGGATCTTCACTTGAATTAATTAGTGGATCAAAAGTAATTATGGAAAGCAGTGATGTTTTAAGAGTTAGAACTGATACTGCTAGTGCTATTGATGTAGCAGTAAGTTATTTAGAGCAGACTTAAAATGGGATTATCAGTAAATAACGATCTTGTAAATTTATCTGATAATTTTGAAAGTCTTAAGGCAAAGGTTGAGGCTATTGAGATTATAGTTTATGGTGAAAAAGTTTTAGAATTAGATGATTCTACTTGGGAAAATATTAGAAAAAAAAGGGATTATATTTTAAAATCTACAGATTGGACAGTCATTCCAGGATGCTCTGTTGATCAGGCACAATGGTCTGCTTATAGACAAAATTTAAGAGATATTCCTCAGACATACACAGTAATTACAGATGTTACATGGCCGACTCAGCCATCTACTTCTGGACCTAATAGTTAGAAAGTTCCCATATTTACTGAGCTTAAAATAATTAAAGAAATAAAGAAGACTTCTAGTTTAATCTGCTATGCCATATATTGGAAATACTATTCGTGCTGCTGACGATTATAGATTAATTGATGACATAAGCAGTGGATTCAATGGCAGCGAAACATCTTTTGCGTTACAAGTTGCTGGTTCTGCTCCAGTACCTTTTCCAAAATCACCTCAACAGGTTTTAATATCAGTAAACGGAGTTATTCAAGAACCTGATCCTACTGGATCTTCAGGATTTAATTTAGTTGGAACAAATATAGTTTTTAGTTCTGCACCTACAAATGGGCATGCATTTTTTGGAATAATATATGCGACTGCTGATTACCTAAATGCAGGTGGTAACTTCCCTGCAGGTAGTTTGGGTGCTCCCTCCATCACATTTATTGGAGATGAAAATACTGGTCTATTTAGAAAAAGTGGTGGTAGTGTAGGTTTCGTTTCTGATGCTACTGAGATAGCTAACTTTGATAGTAATGGAATAACTATTTCATCTGGAAATATAATTATTCCTGACAAGATCATTCATAATGGTGATGCAGATACTGCTATAAGATTTCCTGCCGATGACATCATAACGATGGAAAGGAGTGGAACCGAAGTTTTTCGTTTAGATGGTTCAGGGTTAAAAATACCAGACAAACTTATTCATACAGGAGATACAGATACCTTTTTAGAATTTGGTACTAATGTAATTTCATTAGATACTGGGGGATCAGAAAGATTGCGTATAGATTCGTCTGGAAGGTTACTTATAGGTACTACTACAAACACTTTTACATCAGTCGGAAGTTCTAGATTACAAGTTTCTGGTACTGGTGCGGATACAGCAGGTATAAACCTAATAAGGACAAGTAATGATGGTGGTGGAGCTTATTTACAATTTACAAAAAATAGAGGCAGTGCCACACAATCAGGTGATACTTGTGGTGGAATTTCTTGGATGGGTCATGATGGTACTGATGTAGAAAGTTATTTAGCACAAATAAGAGTATTAGCAGGTGCAACTGCTACGAGCAATGCCATGACAGGCGATATTCTTTTTGAGACAGCTAATAGTAGTTCAGTAACTTCGGAACGTATGCGTATAGATTCGTCTGGAAACGTAGGTATCGGTACATCAAGTCCAGGGAGAAGATTAGTTGTAACTGGAGATACAAATACAGTTATTTCATCTATTGGAGCTACAAATGGTACTTCCAGTCTTTTCTTAGGTGATACAGATGATGATGACATTGGTGCATTAACTTATAATCACGCAAGTAATTTCTTATCAATTACTACTAACGCATCAGAACGTATGCGTATAGATTCGTCTGGTTCTGTAATTATTGGTGATGATGCTTCTGACAAGGCCAATGCACACTTTAATGATTTAATTGTTGGAGCTTGTGATAGTAGTACTGAAACTCATGGAATAACTATTGTTACTGGAAGTTCTGCAACAAATGGTGGTATTGCTTTTTCAGATGGTAGTAATGGAGGTGTAGACGCTTATCGTGGAATGATTAGTTATCATCATAATGATAACCATATGCAATTTAGAACTAACGCATTAGAACGTATGCGTATAGATTCGTCTGGAAGGGTGCTACATGGTGTCACTGCAAGTGTAGATGTTGCTTCTACTGT